ATCGGACTTGCAATCGCCAGCTCTCGCTATGGCTCGAAAGCTTTTCAAAGCGGCGGTATTCCCCCGGCTGTCTTGCAAGGACCGTTTAATTCTGGAGCCTCAGCGTCTCGAGCAAGCGAGGATGTTGCGAACGCAACGGCTAAACTGGCCCAGGAAGGTCGGCCGATTATGGCATTGCCTCTCGGCCATGAGCTGAAGTCGATCGGTTTCTCCCCGGATCAAATGCAGCTTTTAGACTTGCAACAATTTTGCATCGAGCAAATCGCGAGGATTTACAGTCTCCCTCCAGTGTTCTTGCAAGATTTATCTAAGGGAACTTACTCAAACGTCGAGCAACAGGATTTGCATTTTGTAAAGCATACGCTCCGCCGTTGGATTGAACAGTTCGAGCAAGAGATGAATTTAAAACTTTTCGGTCGAACAAGTGATTTTAACGTCCGATTTAATGTGGATGGTTTGCTTCGCGGCGATCTTAAAACCAGGATGGAAGCGCACTCGCAAGCGATTATGAACGGTGTGAAAACGCCTAACGAAGTTCGAAAGTCTGAGGGTCTTGAGCCGTTGCCTGGCGGCGATGATTTAATGATCCAGGGCGCGACAGTACCGATTACAATGCAAGGCGGATCGAGTGCCGGTCCCGAATAAAGCAATGATGGAGCAAGCTCGCCAGGGCTTGGAACTTCGAAAAGAATACGGACGCGGCGGAACCGCTGTCGGCGTTGCTCGAGCGCGAGATATTGCCAACGGTGCAGACTTATCGATGGCGACTGTCGGCCGGATGAAATCATATTTTGCTCGGCATGGGTCAAACTTCGCGGAGCATTATGGCGACAAAGAAGCGGACGGCGGACCGAACGCTTTCACGATCGCATGGAAGTTATGGGGCGGAACGCCCGGTCGAGCTTGGGCGAATAAAGTTTTTGAAAATGAGGATGATAGAATGCAAGAAAGAGCTGCACCTGATGGGCTTGCTGTCGGCGATTATGTAACGTGGGACAGCTCCGGCGGTCAAGCTTACGGCCGGGTAAGGCGAATACAAAGAGACGGCACTATTAACGTCCCGGATACCGATTTCAGTATCGAGGGAACCGAGGACGACCCGGCGGCTTTAATCATGCTTTATCGAGAGGTCGAGGACGGCTGGCGTCCGGCCGGGCAACTAGTCGGGCATAAGTTTTCAACGCTTACAAAAGTTCAAGAGCGAGCGATCCAGTTTGAAACCGAGGATCGCCACATTCAGCAAATCACAGAAACCGAAGATCAAATCATAATCGTATTCGGCAAGTCGGATGAATACGTCGATGATAGCGAGGACGATGATATGGACGAAGCTGCTTATGGAAAGAAAAAGAAAAAGAAAAAATATCAGCGAGAAGCTCGGCAAGTCTCAAATCTAGAGGTTCGAAACCTAGACGATAACACGGTTACTGTTGAAGGTTACGCCGCCGTATTTAATCAGCAAACAACGATCGGCGGACAGTGGCGCGAGCAAATAGCGCCTGGTGCATTCTCTGATGCGCTCGATCGAGATGATGTTGTGTTTCTTATCAACCATGACGGTTTGCCATTAGCTCGCACCAGGTCGGGAACCCTAGAGTTATCAGAAGACGATCACGGCTTAAAAATGAAAGCCAGCCTGGACATTACTGATCCAGACGTCCGCTCGATCGTTCCAAAGATGAAGCGCGGCGATTTAGATAAAATGAGTTTTGCTTTCATGCCAACGCGTCAGGCCTGGCAAGACGGCGAAGAGATGCCGCTTAGAACAATTCAAGAGGCTAGTTTGTTCGACGTCTCGATTGTCACGACGCCAGCATATGGCGGAACCGACATAGGTCTTCGCAGCTTTCAAGAATATCAAGAACAAAGATCGCGCAGCCATGTCGCTCGCCGTCTTCGAATGAAATCCAAATTACTGAAATAGGGTCGGGTGCTCCTGATCTTAGCCCATTTTTTTCCTCCCCGGGCCTTGGGCAAGCCTACAATTAGAAAGGGACATTATGTCTGATCTTAAAAACCTTCGGGAGCAATTCGCTAATATAGCGACTGAAGCCCGATCTAAATTGTCTGAAATCGCTACAGATACAACTGAAGAAAGAGCCGCTGAAATCGAACGCGAATTCGATGCTATGATGGCCGACGCTGACAAAATCGAAGCGCGTATCGCTCGCGAAGAAAAAGCAGAAGCATTACAAGCAAAACTCGCTGAGCCGGACACTTCAAAAATCCCGGCCCCAGAAGGTCGCCAAACCCAGGCGGTCGATGCTGGCTTTCAAAAAGATTATCGCACTGCATTCGCTGAGTATATCTCGAAAGGCGGTGAGGCAAGTCTTGACGCAGAAACCCGATCTCTCTTAGTAGAAAAAAGAGTTCAAACAGTCGGAACAAATACCGCTGGTGGTTTTACAGTACCAACTGAAATGGCAACCTTCATTGAACAATCAATGGCGGCGTCTGGTCCGATGTATACATCTGATCTATTTTCAGTCATTCAAACCGCTGACGGTCGCCAGTTCGATATCCCAACGATTGACGATACTGCTAAAGTTGCAGCGGCTCATACTGAGGGTGCGGACCCAACCAATGATGGAGGGGTTGACGCTGTATTCGGAAGTAAGTCAGTTGGAGCGTTTGCGTTTAATTCTGAGTTCATCAGATGGTCGGCGGAACTTAACGCGGACAGCATTCTTAACATGGAAAGCTTGCTCGGGCAGTTAGTTGGTGAGCGTCTTGGACGTATTGCAAACTCAAAGCTTACAACTGGCTCCGGGTCTAGCGACGTTGAAGGGATTGTCACAAACTCAGCGGCTGGTAAAACAGCGGCAAGCGCGACGGCTATTGCAGCGGATGAAATCATCGATCTTATCCACTCAGTCGATCCAGCGTATCGAAGTGCTCCATCAACCGCGATAATGATGAACGATAGCACTCTTGCAGCGATCAGAAAGCTAAAGGATGGAAACGGAAATTATCTCTGGCAGATGGGCAACTATCAAGCCGGTGTTCCACAGAACATTCTAGGCTATAACGTTGTCGTAAACCAAGCAATGGACAGCATAGCAACCGCGAAGAAAACAATTCTTTTCGGTGATATGAAAAAATTCTATGTCCGCAAAGCTGGTGGAATATCTATTCAAGTATTAACCGAGAGAATGGCTCCCGATTTAGCGATACTTGGTTTCCTTAGAGTAGATGGCGTTCTGTCTAATACAGCGGCGATCAAACACCTAGTTCAAGCTTAATTCCTCTGGGGGGCGTTCGCGCCCTCCTCCCAATTAAGGAGCGATTAAATGAAATTAAAATTATTACAATCGATGGCCGGAATAGAATTTTCTCATAACCGGGGAGATATAATTGAGGTCGCAAACAACGACGAAGCAAAAAGATATATTGAAGTAGGTATTGCTGAGCCAATCGAAGAAACAAAAATAGAGACAGCAACAAAGAAAACGCCGGAAAAGAAAACAGCGGTAAAACAGAAATCTAAGGATTAATAATGCCGACTTTAACTCTACAACATCGAATAGAGCTCGTAACAGCTCCGGCGACTGAGCCGTTAAGTTTATCCGAGGTTAAAACACAGCTTAGGATTGAGCACGACGACGAAGACGCTTTAATCGCTCGATTGATACAAGCGGCTATCGATTATGTGGACGTTACCGGCACTCTTGGGAAAGCTATGATTACGCAAACCTGGGGAGAATGGGTTGCACCAAATCCCGGCACGGTTACGCTTTCCCTCGGCCCTGTTCAGTCAGTAAGCGCGATCAAATATTACGATGCAGATAATGCTCTACAAACCGACACTCTGAGTAACTATCATGTGCTTGGTCGTCCAGGTAAGACAATCGTAAAACCTAAGTCCGGGCAAAACTGGCCGACTGTATTTGTGCGCGACGATGCTATAAAAATTGAATACGTCGTAGGATATGGCGACACTGCTAGAACGGTTCCTCAAACTATCCGACATGGTCTGATGATGCTGATCGGTCACTGGTACGAAAACCGAGAGAATGAATTAATCGGCACAACATCAAAAACGTTGCCTCATGGCTTCGAGGCGTTGATGGATTTTGAGCGAGGCTCCTGGTATGGCTAGGGCTGGCGCGATGCGCGACCGCGTTACTTTCCAGCGC